CCGTGTCTGAGTCCAAACGAGACATATCTCCACGATGCTTCGATTCCATTTTCCCCCTCCATTGAGTCTTCTACAACAAATACTGTACAACTTACGGGTAGTCTAGATTCAGGATTATCCAACCATGATTGGACCCGACCAGTGCGGGAGATAAGTTCTGCAGTCATTTCTAAAATAAATCTTCTAAGTTAGGCGGTTTATAATTTGGTCCTTTCAAGACCTTTCCATCTTCTCGGTATATTGGTTTACCGTCCTCTCCGAGTTTGGACATATTACTTTTATGTACTCTATCCAACGCTTCATCTAGGAACCATCCCATATTTTCAGCATATTGGTAACATACATATACTAGATCAGCTAATTCTTTTAAACATTCTTCATGTAAATTACGTCCATGTCTAAATAACATACCTTCAGCTTCTATAAATTCCTTAAATTCTTCTACAATAAGGTTCTTTTGATAACTTCGTGTAGGTAAAGATGCTGAATTTTTTATATTATATTTATGACGAAACTCTTTTGCTTGATCAGATAAAAAAGTTTTACTTAACCCTCCTTTGGGAGTGATATCCCGAACATTTGTGTTACTTCGTTTGGGTCCATCAGGATTTGAAGTGGCCATTTGTCAACTAAATTGGTGAGTGAATTTGATAAAACATAGTTTTGTTTTTGAAGAGCTATTATCCAAGTAATTATATCATCTTTATGATCATAAAAACCTGATTGTAATCTATCTTCAATTAACCTTAACTTTAGATCTTGCTCCATCGTTAATTTCGTAACTGGAGCTGGGAGACCAAAGGATAGGTTTTCTTTTTTTGAAGTCATAATCATCTACAGTTAATATTCGAGCAAGTCTTGCATTGACAAGAGCGATTTCTTCAGATAAATCTTTCTCAGCAAAAGCGTTAACTACTGTTTCCCAAGAATAACCTTTTTCTTTAAATAATGCTTGAGCACGTTTTACCCCAATTCCTGGGATTCCACCATATCCATCAGTTTGGTCGCCTGAACAACTTTGAATAAGATGCCAGCGCGCACCCTCTTCAGGAGTGACTGTGAATGTTTGCTCAAAATTATATAATTGTCCTGGTATTTGTTTCATATCTTTATCAGGAGATACAATGATATTACCAGGATATTGGGTAGCGTAAACCCCCATACCGTCATCTGCCTCTAATTCAGGCATGATAATTACTTCAAACTCAGTCTTGAGTTTATTGATGACACGCTTGTAGCCGCAAGGCTTCTTTCTATTACGATGACCTTTATAATCGGTCATAATTTTTTTCCTGAAATTTACACTGTCAGAAAAGAACAGTATCATAGAAGTGAATGACCCAAATTTGTTTGAAATTTTGGTAAGTTCACGTTTCGTGGCATTATATGCGTCGCTAAAATTGCTAGTGACAAGGATAGTATCATCACCCCAATCAATTTCAGTTTCAGCTGCAGCACACGATTTGTAGACAATGAAGTCTGCATCGCATAATATTTTCATAAATTAGTGTACGTCTGCCCATGTAGCTCCTGACTGTGATTCAGCCGCTATGGGACATCGTAAATTGTAATATTCTCCGGCTTCAGCAGCGGAGAGAATAAGAAGATGTTTGAGATCATCAACATATTCTGGTTCAGATTCAAACTGCAACTCGTCATGAATAAAAGCGAGCTGGTTACAGCGTAAATCCATTTCTTTGATGTGGTCATGGGTGATAACCATCCAACGTTTTGCTATTACCGCCGACGACCCCTGAATGAGGTAATTGACGGACTTATGTTTCGACTCGCATAAGATTTTTCTGTTGTCCAATCCGCGAACATAACCCCTCTCACTAGCCTTATGTACTGCTTCCAAGAGTTCTTTAAGACCTGGAATGGCATCGACATAAGCTTTACGTATTTCTTTACCCTTTTTTCTCGCCTCGTTCTCGGAAAGCTGTTTGTCATAAGAGTGTCCTATTTTGACATCACCTGCCCCGTAGAGGAAGGCATAGGTAACTGTTTTAACTTGTCGTCTGGTAATTCCAATTTTGTCGGCATTTGTTTGGTGAATGTCTCCGTTGATAAGGATTTTAGCATAGCGTCCTTGATCAAACCTTGCAAGATAATGGGATAAGATGCGTAACTCAATCCCGCTAAGATCGGAACCGCACATAACCATACCAGGGGATGCTTTAAATAATTTCCTAAACCTTTCATCTGATGGTACCTGTGATAAATTTGGAGATCGGTGGGCTGCTCTAAAAGTTTGAGTAGCTACCGAACAATGGTGGTGTATTCTACTAGACGTCGTAACAAGCTTCTGCCATGCGTTCACGCCTTCTGATATCATCCCAAGCTTTTTTGTCAGATCCAGTAGTGTCAAGAACTGGAGAGCTATATCCGTCCCAATATCTTTTAATACGGTCTCGTCTATAACCGCCTTCCCTGAGTTCGTTATTGATGAAGGCGTCCAACCATAGTGTGTTTGTAAGATCCATGATATGTGATCCCTAGATGTGGGATTTAATTCTTTAAGTCTGGTACTTTCAGCCCCAGCAACATAGCCTTGGGTCCGATTATTTCGCTTAGGAGTAAATAATGGTCCTGCAACGTAAGGGTGTTTGTTTCGAAGTAATGCACAAGTCTCTTCATACTCTTTTCGGAGAGCAGATTCAAGTTCCCGTGCAGCGCGTTCATCAAAATACCATCCATGAATCTCTTGTTGTGTAAGTAATTGTGCTACCTCATGTTCTAATTTGACCCACTGAGGTAGGGGTGGAAGTGTTTGCATAATTTGGTGGTAACAACAACATCTTGTTTACAATAATCCTCCATTTCTTGAGACCACTTTTGCCAATCAGTATCTTTACTAAAGTTCCCTTTGTATTCTGATAATCTATAACCGTATGCCTCAAGTGAGTGGCGACCATATAATTGTAATGGCATATGTTTCCAATTTCTATTCTTGTCTATCTCAAATAAGTTTGGATGATAGAGCCTAGATAAAAGGAGAGTATCGACAATAATACCACGGGGATTAAAAAAAGGATAGAGCCTTTTAAGCAAAGGTAAATCATACCCAATGATATTATGCCCCACAAGAACATCAGCAAGTTCCAAATGTTGAACTGCTCTGATAATAGGATTAGACATTCCTTCACCAGGGCTTTCATCATTGTGCGTTTCCGTATGGTTATCTTTAAGATAGTGGAGTACAACACAGTGGA